CAGCGAACAATTTTAAGATAGCGAGTTCCCAGCTGTCCGGTATGTATATAAACCCGTGTCGCGCTGCCACTGGTCAACTGCGTATTCCGTATATTTCTCAGTCGTCTGGGCTTGAGCTTGGGTACGTGGGTGTTGACGCTTCGCGTATGGGTACTTTGATGTTGGTCGGTTTTACGAATTTGGCGCATGCTAATGGGGGGTCGAACCCCGTTACATTTGACTTGTATGCTCACATGGAGAATGTCACCCTTGACGTCCCCACTGCTGTGTATCAGGGTTACACGTTGCAAGACGCTGGTAAAATGGCTAAGCGCGCTTTTAGCGCTGTTGCCAAAGCTACCACCATTGCTCATGAGTGGGCTCCTCGAATTGTCTCTGCATTGGCGATGCTGGGTTTTTCGCGTCCTAACACCCACGAACCTACTATTGGTGTCCGGGCGTTGCCATTTAATTTAGCCAATTATGCCGCCCCAGACACTGCTACTCCGTTGTCGTTGTGTGCTACCGCAGAGCAAACAATTGGGGGACAGGAACTTGGGTGCGATGGCAAAGATGAGTTGATGCTTTCATCTTTGGCATCCCGTTATGCATTTATTGCCACAGCGAGTTGGGATCCGTCTATGGCTCGGACAAAGTTTTTGTTTGGTTCGATCGTTACGCCCATGCAGGTTAGTGTTTCGAATTATGTTAAGCCTGCAACCACCACGACGCCCGGTGGCTTTTCGACCGTGTTGCACACGTGTATGACCCCTTGTGCGTTCGCAGCGGCCTCTTGTAAATATTGGCGCGGGGTGTTGTCCTATCGTTTTACTGTTGTGTCTTCCCCTTACCATAAGGGTCGGTTGCGCATATATTACGAACCTTTCCCCGCGCAGTTTGTGGTTGAGCCCACTCCCAGCATGACGTTGGCTAATTCGGTTGTGTTGGATTTGGCTGAGACTGAGCAGGTTACTGTTGATGTCCCGTGGCAGAATGTGCGCGATATGTGTGAAGTGTTGAGTCCTTTCACTAGTAATGCGTACATTAATCAGACTAATTTCACCACGCGATGTGGTGCTGTGACCACTACTAACAGCAATGGGATAATTGTGGTTGAAGTCCTTAGTCCATTGACCGGTCTGACGACAACCAATGCGGCTGTCGTTTTGATGGTGGAGGTGTGCACCAAGGAGTTGGTTTTGTTTAGCCCTGAGCTGCATCGGACTTTTGGAGCGCCTATGAGCATGGATGCTTCTGCGCTACCATATTTACCTCAGTCGTATGATTTGACTGGTGGTGATGCTGTTATTTCGGTGCGCCAGTTATTCAAGCGCTATTCACTTGAGCATACCGTGAGCTTGCAGTCTCCGATAGATGCGCTGGTTGGGCTGAATATATACTCGATAGCGTTGTCGTACATATCCCCTGTGTCTTTGCCTGTACCTGGCTATCCCAGTGTGGCTTTAGCTGCCGTGGACGTGGCTGCTAATGGTGAACCGATTTCATATACGGGGTTGTCTTTCCACACGTATTTTTCGCTAGCGTTTGCGCTTGCTCGAGGAGCAGTTCGCTGGAAGCCAGTCGTTTGTATGCGTGGTGGCACTACTTTGGCCTCCAATTTAGTTGGAATTGCTCGCTATACCGATGTGTTGCCTGCCATCGCGTCGCGGCGCCCTAATACTGTGAGCTATGCGAATCTGGCGCCGTCGAATACGGTGACGTATGCGCGAGCTCGCAATTTGATACCCGCGGGATGGCGGCGTGCGGACACCGGTATTCAACTTGCGGAAAGTAATACCGGGGTGTCCCCAGCCACCTTGGATGTGGAGTTTCCGTTTACCTCCACTATGCGTGCAATTAATCCGCGCGCTTCGATCGGCCTTTCAGCGGAGGGCCGTGACGACAACAACGTTATTTTGACGTTGGAGTTGCCCATTAG